AAGTTACATTTCAATAGAACCAAAACGTTTAATTTTTCTAGTTTTTATAGTTTTTCTTTTAGGTTTAGATTTAGATTTAGATTTATTTAAATTTACTTTGGTTTTTAATTTATTTTTAGTTTTATACATTTTTATATTAGATTTATTGCCCTTATTAGTATTTTTATCTTTATCAGCATTATCTTTATCAGCAGGATTGTAATTTAAAAAATATTCTTGAAAATCTTTATAATTTCCCCTTTCTTTTAATTCTTTATATTTTTCCGCCTTTTCTGCTCTAATATCTTCCTTAGATAATTGGGTTCCATAACAATTCACACTAAATCTTCTTAATATTCCTTTTTGCTCATATTTATTTTTTTTTTGTACATTTAATAAATATTCTGCCATGCATAGTATTCTTTTTTTATCATAATATGGTCTATTGGCATATATAAATGCTAAAAAAAAACTCAACATCGTATCGATTGATGCTATTTTAATATTTTCTCCTTTTAAATTCAAAATATTATAACTATGACAACCTACTGGTTCATATATAAATGCAATAGTTTTTCCTTCTACTTTAATTTCATAATGAACAGGTATAATTTCTCCAATTGAATCTCTTTCTATTATTTTAATATTTCTATATCCATTTGATTTTAATCTTTCTTTAAGTTCTTCTGCACTTTTGCGTGGATCTTCTGATAAAACATCAAAGTCGGGTGTATGATTTATTAAATACTTATTTTTACGATCTATCTTTTGATAATGTTTAAATGCATAACCTCCAAAAAAAACTAATCCTCGAGATATGAATGTTCTTTTAGTTATATTATATAAATCATTTTTCCTATATTTTGATTCTTCATCATAACTTTGATTAATGCTCAGATTTTTATTATCTGATTGATTATCTTCAAACGTATTCATAAATAATATAGGATCGCATTTATCTTCTTTTAATGGGTAATTTTTATTTAATAAATTCAATCGTTTAAATATTTTTTCCCATCTACTTACATCACCTGCAGGTCTCGATAATTCTAGATACAATGACATTCTTAAAAAATTAGGAGGGGCATAATAAATTCCATCTATTTTAACAGAATCATCAAACACTGAATTGAATAATTTTTTATCAAGTCTTGTAATGTCAGCAATTGGTATGAAATTTACAAAAACTTTATAAGTTCCGAAATGTTGTCCTGCTTTAGCTTCTACATCTTGATAACCTTCTTTATGATATATATCTGCTAATTCTTTAGCATCTTCCATTGCATTTGGGGAGAAAAAATCATAATCAGGAATTTCAATATCTTTATTATAGAATTGATCTTCTAATGGTAATAAATTATTTATTGCTGTACCTCCATAACATATGCATTTTTTATTTCTTAAAAACATTTCAACTATTTCAATCATGCGTTTAATTTCTGGCGAATTTAATATTTTTTTACCGACTTTTTCCTCTGCAAAATCAACCGCTTTTCTCAATATATTTAATTCTTTTTCTTCCGATGATATATTTTCCTTACAAATCACCATATATATATTTAACATAAAATAAATATATTGTTAGTTAACTATAATTACATTATATGTTTATAGAATTGTTTTAATGCCTCCTGCAACTTCTTGAACTGTACCAGTAACATTGCTTTGAATTGCTTTATTTTGAGGAGGAGGTATATCAATTGTAACAGGTTTATACCTTAAATTTTCTGGTTTTAATATAAATGCAGTTCCATTATCATCAAATAATTTTTCATTAAGTTTACAAAAAGAATCATTTGTTTGATATGCAATTGCAGTAAATTGACAACCATATAGTTGAGCTAACGCAACTGACGGGTTAGTAGGTTTAATACCTAAATCTGGTTTAATAAGAGTCATTTTTTGTTTATTATATTCTGTTAATTCTGTATAATCCTGTACTGTTTTTAATTGTGAATATGTATAACTCCTTAAAGGTTCAGAATTTGTTGTTATATTAACATATTCATTTAATGTAGTTTGTTTAAATAAAGGATTTGTTGCATCAACAATTATAATAACTTTATTCATTAAATTTGATAATGGTAATTCTCCTATATAATTTTTACTATATTCATAACTATATATGTTGTCTAGCATTTTATCTTGTAAATTTGAATGTAATATTTTTGCGATATCATCATATATTTTTTTATTATTGCTCATTATTCTAAAATGTAATATTAAAGGATCTGTGGGATTAGGACACGTCGATCCAGAATAAGCATAATCTTTTATAACATCAATTGCTTCTGCAAAATCTACATTATTATAAACACCTTTTGTATTGTAATCTTTAATATTTGATACTGCTATAACTGGTTTATTTTTAACAGAATAAATTTCAAAATCTAGACATCTTGCGCCTCTTTTAATTGCATTTTTCAAGGCACATATATTTACAAAATCTCCTTTATATTCACCAGCAGAACATGCATTGTATGCGGTTTTAATATAATAATCTCTTAAATTGTGTTTGTATTTTTCATCATTGTAATCAACTGAAGATATGAGTGGTCCGTTTGGATATTCTTTATTTATGTTTTTACAATTTTTTGAATCTTTCTTTAATACGTATGATATATACCAAAATGTAAATATTAAAATTGCTATAATAGTTGCATATAATATTATTTTAACAATCAATGTAATGCCATCCAATGATTTTAAATTACTTATACTTTCTTTTAATGAATTTAAAACCTGAATTTTTTTATTATCACTCATTTTATAATATTATATTATATTTTATGTTTAACATATCAAAATAGTTAAATAATATTTATATATAATATATTATGCCAGGGGGTTTACTAAATATATTAGCATATGGACAACAAAATGTTATATTAAATGGTAATCCATCTAAAACATTTTTTAAATGCGTTTATGCAAAATATACTAATTTTGGACTACAAAAATTTAGAATTGATTTTAATGGACAAAGAACATTAAGATTAACAGAAGATTCCAAATTTACATTTAAAATACCAAGATATGCAGATTTATTAATGGATACATATCTTGTAGTTCAATTGCCTACAATTTGGAGTCCTATTTATCCTCCTCAAGATTGTAGTGGAAGATGGGTTGAATATGGGTTTAAATGGATAAAAAATTTAGGTACTCAATTAATAAAAGAAATATCAATTACTATAGGAGGTCAAACAATAGCACAATTTTCAGGACAATATCTTTACAATATGGTTGAGAGGGATTTTCCTCAAGTTAAAAAAGATTTATATTATAAAATGACAGGCAATGTACCTGATTTATATGACCCCGCAAATGCTAATGGAAATATAAATATGTATCCAAATGCTTATTATACAGATTCTCTTACTGGACCAGAACCTTCCATTCGTGCTAGAAAATTATATATACCAATTAATGCTTGGTTTACATTAAATAGTAAATTGGCATTTCCATTAATATCATTACAATATAATGAATTATTAATAGATGTTACATTAAGACCAGTTCAAGATCTATATACAATTCGTGATATAGGAAATGAATATGGTATTTATCCTTATATAAGACCTAATTTTAATAATCCATTTCATGGTTTTTATAGATTTTTACAACCACCCCCTGATATATCTCTTAATTTCGAATCTTACACCGATAAAAGAACAAATTGGAATGCTGACATACATTTAATATCTACTTATGCATTTTTAACAGAAGAAGAAGAAAGGGTTTTTGCTGCTAATGAGCAAAAGTATTTAATTAAAGATGTTCATGAATATAAATTTAATGCAGTTACAGGTAACAATATAGTCCAATTAAATTCATTAGGCATGATAAACAATTGGATGTGGTATTTTCAGAGGGATGATGTATTTATGAGAAATGAATGGAGTAATTATACAAACTGGCCTTATGATTATTTACCATTTCCTTGTATTGATGCAGAAAATGCTACATATAAATATCCAAACCCATGTAATACCCCTGGATATGAATTTATAGGTCCAGATGAAAATCCTATATTAGGTCAAAAAACTGGTTTATTTATAACACCAGGATATACACCTCAAAATGAAAAAAACATATTAATGCAATTAGGTATTTTAATTGATGGCAAATACAGAGAAAACATAATGGATGCAGGAGTTTACAATTATGTTGAAAAATATACAAGAAACAGTGGGAATTCAGAAGATGGACTTTATTGTTATAATTTTGGAATCCAAACAAATCCTTTTGAATATCAACCAAATGGTGGAATTAATATGAGTAAATTTAAAACAATTGAATTAGAATTTAAGACGATGATACCTGCTTTAGATCCTTCTGCTTCATTCTTTGTAATATGCGATCCTACAACAAGAACAATCGTAGGTGTAAATAAACCAACATGGATTATTTATGATTATAATTTCGATTTAGTTGTTATGGAAGAGAGATATAATATATTAACATTTATGTCTGGAAATGCCGGTTTAGATTATGCTAGATAATGTAGTATAATATAACTTAATCAATAAAATTATATTATAGAGTTTAGGTTTACGTTCTAGTTTACATTCTAATAACACTATTCGCAGGTAAAGGTCCACATTCTGTAAAGGTTCCTGTTATATTCATGCTACAAGGCCATTTAGAAATATAAGGAGACCAATTATCTAAGAAATTATCTATTTTATTTACATCAGTCATATTATTATCTAAAGTATTGCTTTTAATTGAATTATTTGTAGCGGTGCTTAGAGAATTGCTTTCAGTTGGTGGAGATGTAGGTAAACCTTCATCTTCTACGCATGGAACTTCTATATCTACAAAACCACAAGCACTGCAACAAGCATCCAATTTGCATTTATCTAAAGGATTATAGCAATCATAAGGACACTTTCTTACACATTTTCCATCTTGTTTATATAACACATTAGGACATTTTTCAGTTATTTTAGTAGGTTTTACACAACCTTCTTCGCATTTATTAGAATCACATAGAACTTGTTTATGATGTATAAATCCTTCAATATTTTTATTTAGTATTTTATATGTAAATTTATGAGATTCATATATTATATTCATTATACTTAATAAAACGAAAAACAGAAATATATATTTTATCATTTTTATTAATATATTGTTTTTATAATATTTCATTTATACATAATAAAAATATTATTCT